TGCTCGTAAAGCTCTGGGTTGCTCTCTTTCATGTCTTCGCGGTCTTGTATAATCTCTGGTGATAGCAATTTCTCCACATCCGTGCTGTTGACCTGCTTGACATATGATCTAGACGAGTTTTGTTGCGTAACCCATACCCATGCTGGGTCTTCTTCAGTTAGCCGGTTCATTGTCCAAATTAAAAAAGACCCTTCTTTACGAATGGTCGGGTTCAATACCTGGATGCTTTGCATAGACACGCTTTGAGCTTCCTCGATCCAGCAAATGTCTACACCTTCGGTTGATTTTACGTCCTGTTCGTTGCCGTGTAGGCCTTTGAATATAAACTCCGAGCCGGTCTTTTTGTTGCGGATTGTTTCGGTTGTAATCTCCCAGCCAGGTAGCTTATACTTTGAAATTAAGTCAGACAAGAGCCGGTGAACAGACTCTTTGATTGATTTCTGCACCTCACGACAGCACAAGATACGTAGTTTTCGATTCGTGGCCGATACTAGCAAGAATATGCCAACCGTGGTTGATTTAGCCGAAGAACGGCCACCATGATACAAATAGTGCCGCCATTGCTGGCTTGGTTGGAATAATTCCATAAACGGTGCTGGAATATCTATATTGATCTCCACCGCTACTCCTTATTGTAATTCTTCACGTTAATATTTATTCCATTGACTTCGCCAGATAGCTCAACCGAGGTTTTATTGTCTAGCTTGCCATAGGCTTCCTCTTTCATAGCTTGCCAAGTCCGGTAGTCGCCTTTCCTGAGTAGCTCAACCATGACTCTTGCATCGGCTGCCGTTTCTAGATCTGCGTCGGTCACATCAATGCCCATTTTCTCTAGGTTTGCCTTGAGCTTTGGATCCTGCACGGCCAATGCAAATAGCTCCTGGATCCGTTTGTGCCTATCTCGTTTCTCTCTGCGAGCCTTACCAGAATTGATACCACCTTTCTTCTGTTCTTCTTGACTTAGCTTATACTCGCCAGGTCTTAGATTTTGCTCATTTGCCATTGTCCTCTCCTTTCCATTTGACATAAACTTTCGTCTTTCCTTTCGGTTCAAACGCATTTATTTTATTCCACTTCTTGCCGTCGAATTCATAGTAGAATGGTGCCGTATACGTGATTCTATACCAATCCATAAAAGTCTTAGGTAATTCATTGAAATCACTAACTACAAATACCCTACTAGCTACTTCTGGCTTGCTCTTGCGCCACAGCCTTACCCACTCGCTCTCTACTACACACCATACATGAGGTTCTTCTTCATCAACTTGGACTTCTTGTAAAGCCTTGGTGAGATCTTCTAGATCCTTCTTATCTTTGCTAGTCATGCCCACTACTAAGCCCTCCTAATCTCATCTAACTGCTCTTGCGTAAAGAACCTATTGCCGTATAGTTCGAGCGTTTCTTTCGTTTCTATGTAATCTATCTTGATATTCATTCTTCACCTCCGAAAAGTAGGTCTAGGTCTTCTTCCACCTCTTCATAAGTGTCCACTACAAATAAAGGTTTTTGACTGGTCAATTTATTATCTGCATTTACAAATACTCTTTGTCCTCTCTCTATCCGAAGGTTATGGTCTTTCATCCTCTGCCAAGCCTTGAGCTTTTCCACTGCTTTCTCGGCTTCTTCTTTGCTTGAAAAGTAGTTGCCGATTTCTTTTTTATCTTCTTCATACTCGTCCACATCATCTAGCACTACGATGTTGTTAATACCACCAGTCCAATCTATACACCAATACTCTTTCGGTTCTTCTAGCACATCTTCGTACTTCTCATTGAGTGATTGTTTGGCACGTGTCCATTCTTGTTTCAATCTTTCAGCTCTTGGACAATACGATGTACAAATAGCGATTTCTTTTTCTAACGAAGTTACTCTTTCACGTAAGCGATAATATTCGTCTCTGTCAACTTTAATTTTCATTTACCCTCCTTATCTCTATGTCTTCTACTCTTACTGCAAAAGTATCTACATCCATAAGTATGTAGTGTCTAGCTTCTTCTACTGCTCTTTTAAGATTGGCAATAGAGTTAGCATTTTTACATAAATTCAGTTCTACTTCAATCATTATTCACCTCCAAAAAGCAATTTAAGAGCTTTCCAATCATCGTCGTCTGTGTTACACCAATTAAGGTTCATACTTAATACTTGTTCGTTTATAAATCCTTTATCTTTCAACCGTTTCCAAGCCTTGAGCTTTTCCACGGCTTTCTCGGCTTCTTCTTTGGTTTCAAAGAGGTTCCCAATAGATAAGCAACGCTCAACAAAGTTCGGTATATCTTCAGGGTTGTTCACCATCTTTATAACAGCAGCCTGTTCGGTTATATACCAATACTCTTTCGGTTCTTCGTAATCTTCCCACTCCTCATTAAGTTCGGCGAGAGTAATTGGTTTATCTATGTTTGTGTTCAAATCAAAGGTTCTTAATTCACCCCCATTTTCACATTTGACACTTACTTGTATTATCGCCCCTGTTTTCTTATTTCTTAATTTCATTCTTCTTCCCCTTCTTTGCCACGTACTTAATTTCTCTTGGTTGTGCCGGTGTAGTTTTTAATACAATGCCAAGGTAGTCCTCGATTTTCTCGATAAACTCACTTAAATGGTCTTCGATCATTTTGGTAGCGAAATATGCCACGTCTGCCTTGCCTTTGACGGTCATATCTTCTGGTCTTCTCCAGCTGACATATTCCACATCCGGCTTAAACCGTTCGTGGATCTCATTGTCGTGGTCCATCACGATATCTTCGAGTTTATTTACGCGTATGATTAGCACGATCGTCGTGATAGATAGTACAATCACGGCTAAACCTAATAAAATGATAAATGCTATACTACTTTCCATTCTTTTTCTCCTTTCTATTGTCTTTTAATTTATTTCTGGTTTCATCGGCGACTTCGCCAATAACAAACAATAAAATTGCAGCGAGTATTCCGATTGCCAATACGATACAGATACATCCGCCTACTACAAAGAATAATTTAGTTGTTGCCATTGTTATTTCTCCTTTCTACGTTGATCAATCCCCATTCAGCAAACTTCTCAAATCCACCTACACCCTTGATATAGTTCCTGGCGATATCTACGAGCGTCCCATAGTCGATCCCGTTTACTTTCTCAAACATTCTACTCTCCTTTCTTCTTATTAATTGCCGGTGTTCCTTCTTCCCATCCTTCTTCGTTTCCGTCATGGGTAAGTTTCCAGTATCGTTTCCTAATTACATCGCAATACTTTGGGTCAAGTTCCATCATGTAGCACTTGCGTCCTAATTGCTCGCAGGCGATGAGTGTTGAGCCTGAGCCACCAAATAAATCCAATACCCCTCCGTCGACATTGCTACATATTTTTATCTCGTTAGAAATAAATTGTAGAGGTTTCATTGTTGGGTGTAAGTCACCTCCACCGTCTTTCTTTCCTTCTTGGCTTGGCGATAGATAATACTTGTTGTATATGTCTAACGGCTTCAAATTATTGTTCCACACCCTTTTCCCCCTGTGAAAATATAATAGATATTCGGTGTCCGGCCAAAAGTTGTTGTTGAGCATAGGAGCAAGACCGGTTTTATGCCATGTCAATAAATTAAACGCCCATTTGTCAAATATATTTAGGTAATCCCGTAGGCAGTCCTTCGATGTAAAGAAAAACAAACTCGGAATATCAGACTCTGCTAAAAAGGCGATGGATTTAGGCTCGAAATCGATTATATCCGCTATACGCTTCTTGATGTTCTGGTTATGCTCATTAATAAATCCGGCGCCGGAATAATCCATGTTATATGGTGGATCAGTAAACACCATATCAGCCTTTTTTCCATCCATCAAAATCGCCACATTCCCGGCATCCGTGCTATCACCACACATTAGCCTATGCTCGCCAAGTTTGTAAACCTTGCCAAGCTCAGACTTTGCCGGCTCTTTGTCGTCCACTTCTGGTGCCTCGTCTTCTTCCACTTCCGTTTCTTTATCGTCCCCCCAATCCGAAATCCACTCACCTGGGTCTATATCAAACTTCTCGGACACTTCCTCTATATTGCTCTTATTCCACGATAAATCAGCACTAGAAGTGGCATTATCGGCCATAGCTAATCCTCGCCCTTCTCGTGAATCTAGCTCAATATCTGTGCGTTTTACGGCTACAATTTTGTCGCCGGTAGTTTCCACTATTTTCATATCTTCTAGACCGATATTTCCAGCAGCCTCAATTATGCCATTGCCAGCAATAATGTTGTTGTTTTTATCAATCAAAATAGACCGGCCAGCGCCGAAATCACGCAAAGACTTTTCTAGTAGCGACATACCGTATTCGGTGTGATCATTGAAATTTTTATCGTCGAACCTTAGCTCGCTTATATTGCTCACTTTACCTCCTTCTTTTTAGATTCTTTTGCTAGTATTCTCTCGGCTTGGTCGATGTCCGGATCGCCATTCTCCTTCTCGTCAATAGTCTTAACCTTGCGAAACTTCTGTATACTCTCGAACTCTAGCTTTGCACCTTCGAGCCAACGGTTAAATTCTGCCCGGTCTAGGTTGTAGATCATGTCAAACGTCGGTTTTAAGAGCCGCTCGACAGGATCATCAATGGTATGTTTACGTCTAAATGTCTTAAACATACTCCTCCTTTTTAGCTTTGTTGTTTAATTCTATGGCCTCACCTACTGTTAAGTGGCCATATTTCTCAATGAATTCACTCATCTTCATCACCTCCGTCTAGGATTTTGTAATCCCTTAAAATTTGTTTACATTCGTTTATCGTGTCGCATATACATATCGACTTCCATTCACCGTCTACGAGTTCTTCTATCTCGAAGTACCCACCACGGTTCATTACTCTGCGCTCTACCATAGCTCGTCCTCGATTCTTTCGTCGATTTCTTCACTAAGGTTTTTAAACCACTCGTCATGGTTTTTCTCGTAAAACCAGTCTGCCATGACTTGGATCGTTTCTAGTTGCTGCCTCTCAATCAGCGTCATTTTTTCCCTCCGTCAATCTTATCTAACTCTCTTTGCAGTATCTTTGCTGCTTCTCGGTTGTCTAGCACATTTCCGACATTATCGACCGAATATCGCGTGCTTATCTTTTCTAAATTACACCCTAAGACTTTAGCCTCAATAGCCACACGGTCTATCGCATAGGCCCGACGATACTTGGCGAGCTCCTTTAGCATCTTCTCGCGTGGCATATTGATTAGGTAGTCTATATCGTCCTCTAATTGGTCGTTACAATTTTCAAGCACCCACGGATTTCCTGCGAAGCATAAATCCCTGGTTTTTCGTGTCTTAAATTGCTTTACATACTCGGTGTCTACACTCATAGGCAAAAACACCGTCTTGCCAGAAAATTTGACCGAATTTGCTGTATATTCGCTAGAACACACTAGAATCAAGTCTTTGTATTTGTGCAACCATTGGTAGTTCCATGGTGTTGAGTTGTCATGAAGAAACACGATCATTGAATCGTGCATTCCCTCTAAATCTCGTCCTACCGTGTTCCATTCTCGCCAAGTCTTCACTCTCGGAATGATGTTGTCTACAATCTCGTTTGAGTAGTACCAACAACCGTGGTTTTTGTGCTTGGCTTTGTTGCGCAAGGCCTGATATTCTGGGTGTTCGTGTGTGATATTCATTCTGCGTCCTCCGGGTTAATTTCTGCCATTAAACTTCTAACAAACTCTACGGCCTTTTCTGCTCCTTTACATACCGCGCATGGGATTCCGGCCTTGTCTATAACTTTTAGCCATTCCCGTTGCACCGGTGAGGTTGTGGATCCTTTAATCCTCTTCATCTCTATAAAGGCTTGCTGATACGCGTCGATCTCGCCGGTCACTCCATATACAGGTATGAATAAAACTAAATCAGGGAATCCAGCGCTAGTACCCATCCGCTTCATTTTTAGCGCTCTGGCTTTCATAGCGCGTGTAGATCCCCCAATTTCATTGCCTGAATGGTGGACTATAATCCTATTTGCGTGGCACCAGCGGACGAACGCGATTTGCTCGTCTTCCTCTAGTGGCACGCCAGGAATCTTGGATCTCATCGCCAGAACCTCCACCATGGTTTCTTGGCTTCTACTTTATGCATTTCACGTTTAGGTTCACTCGTTTGAGTTTTGCCTTTGCCTCTACGGCTCTTGAGCCCACCTTTTCGCCCAGCCTCTACTGCTAACTGTCTATTGGCCGCGAATCCACCGGTGTGGCCATTCTTGCCACCCTTGCGACCTATCTCCCGATAAAAGTCCTCTCCGTGGCGTTCTCGGTTGGTGATTGCCGTTTTCAATCCCCCGGCCCTAGTTCCTGACATAGTCTAATACCTCACTTTCTTGTTGAAATTTGATCGCGTCTTTTAAAGAATCGAATCTCTTGCGAATAATCTTAGTCGCTACGAACTTGCCACGCGATCCATCGTATGTGATGTGCTTAGGTAAATCGTATTTAGTGTGGCTACGATTATTCACGCGATTCCATTGGTTAATTTCTGCACCTACACACCGCAAGTTGCTTTTGCGGTTATCTAATCTATCGCCATTGATATGGTCTACTTGTAGACCTTCCGGTGGATCCATAAGAAATCTATGCATTCTTATAGTCACGTTCTTTCCGTCAATCTTAACTCTCTTTACGGCATATCCCGTGCTGGACTCGTACCAGGATCCCATTTTACAAATCCTGTCATAGTCGTCACGATCCACTAGCACATAATGGCCAGTATTATTTAATAAGACCTTTTTAAAGCCTCTCATATTACCTCCTTTAAATTTCTCCCATTGTAAATGGCGAGTAGCCTAGGTAGTAACCTACTCGCCATTCGGGAGGAATAGTATGCGGCCTCGCTAGACGTTGCACGTTTGACTCTACCCGTTGGAGTCAAATGAAAGGGTTGTAGAGCACCGCACCTAAACATTTAGTCCTCTACTCCCTCTAGCACTTCTTTGGCCAGCTTGCTTTTCATAGCATCTTTACAAGCTATCACCTCCGAGTTGTTTCTCACGTCTTCGCTCAAGCTAACAAAGATTGATTTTAGATCGTTCATGTCTTTTGCTAGTTCCAAGCGGTCTCTTGCGTAAGAAATGTCACGAATGCTTATTCTCGGTTGTCTAGGCACCGGTGCGCCGGCAGTTTTGCCGTCATCGTCCTCGGTCGCCCAGCCAAGAGCCATTAAGAGCGAATATCTACGAGCGTAAGTCAAAGCCGAACCTTGGGCTTGCGCTGCGCTCATCTTCGCTTCATTGCCAATAATTATCCTACAACCTCTTAGTGGTTTGCCTTCTTTATCTCCGCGAATAATCACCGTGTAGATATAATCGGCATCTGCTGCTGGATCGTAGTCGATATATTGGTAGTATGTGATACCTTGATTCTCTAGCTCCTCATGTATTTGGGCTAGGTCGGCATATTTGTAGTTGTAGCCGTTTGATTTCTTCTTTACTGTGCTTACCATAGTCCTTAAAACGGAAGTGTCCGTCCTCCTACGTTCATGATTGTTTTCTTATCGTCCAACAATGCCATTTCGTATGTTTGAACGTTTGGTATGTAATTGACTTTAATTTTCATAATTCCTCCTTAAAAGTTTTCTAGTATTTCATCGCTTTCTTCGGCTTGTGCCACGCTCCTTTCGAGCGCTTCCTCGGCTCGTTGATCCATGCGGTCATGCTCATAATCTTGCTGTGCCATGAATCTTGCTGAATCTTCATAGTCCCAAGGTTCTACTCTATCTTCAAACATGGTTTATCCTCCGATCGCGAAAATTATCCCAATTGCTAATCCGCAAAGGGCTGCTCCAAATGCTCCCCCAAAATCTTCTTTTAATGCTTGCTTCTTTTGAGCTTTGGCTCTCCGAAGCTCTACGCTTGCTCTCATGTTGACTCCTTTCTCTAATCTGCACGGCTGATGGTAGTAAGGCGCTTCCAACGTAGGCTAAGATATACGGTCATACATTTTTAAGTATTAAGTAGCGTGCCTAAACGGCAAACCCCGTTGGGTTACTACCACCGGCTGTGCAGACTAGTGGTGGCTCAGCCTGGCTCGCAGTTTCCCAGGCCGAACCTTGCTCGTCTGCCCGGAGTGAGGTAGGTATAAGAAATTGAATTGAACATTACACTAGCTACACCCTTTGGTTCCTACCCCACTCTGGACAGACGAATTAACTTTAATATTGTTTTGTGGCTTTCCGAATTGTTAATGATCGCGAATTTGAATCTAAATAATAAAAATAAGCTCTTGTTCAGAGCTTGTAGATCGTCGTTGTTATAGGCTAGGGTTTGACAAACCCCAATCTATATTGTGCGACGTTATAGCCGTATAGTCAGCGCGCGGTTAATCATTCGCGGCGCTCGTCCTTGTGGCTATTCTACCTTGCTCTTTGGCTTTCGACTTTGTAATGTTCAATTTCGATACTTCCATTGTATCGTACTTTGATATAAAAGTCAAGACGTTTACGCTATAATCTTTACATTTTTCGCCACAAATACCTTTGATACCAGATAGGGAATAGAGGGAATCGCGCGCTACTTCCCTTCTCCAATTCCGTGGTTTCTCCCTTGTAAAGAAATAACAGCAGGGGAGTTTATCCTTTAAAAAGAAGTCCTCGAGTCCAGAGCCGGATAGGGGAGCACGAACCCAATGCTCCGACTCGATCGGCACTATCTCGCCAGTCTTAAGATCATATTTGATGTTGGTGAGCTTCCTTTTAGCCATTACTGCCCTGCTATCCTCATCTATCTTCCCCAGGCTCATTTCCCTTATTTCCTCGATCGTAAATCCTTGCTCGTAAAGCCACCGCATAGCAAGGCGCTGTTTCTCGTATAATTCCATGGAGTATGACCGGTTAATCTTGGCTCTCGCCATAGTTTATCCTTCCCTACCTCCAGTTAATTGTTAAATTGCACCTAGATACATTGTGTTGTTCTTGTAAAACGCATCCTCAAACTCTAATTGGTCGTTTAGATCCAGACGGCTGGCTGGCCCTTCGCCAGCCAAGCCAGCCGGCGTGTTGTCTAGTTCGGTTCCTGTTCGGTTTTCCCTTCTTCTTTTTATTCTTATTATTCTATGGTAATCATTTTGATTAGACTCACCCCCGTTACGGGTGTAATCATTTTGATTAGACATCTCATCATTTTGATTAGACTCCATTTTTGCTAGTAATT